GCGGCGGCAGCTGCTGCCGTCATCGGCTCGGTGGGCGAGCTGGTGGGCAACATCGCCGACGGGGTGAGCCAGATCGTCACCTGCATCGGTGAGGAGCTGTGCAACGTCTTTGAGACGGCAGGCAACGCTATCAGCGGGGTGGTGGACTCCATCAGCGGCGGCATTGCCACCGTGGTGGACGCCATCAGCGGTGGCTTTCGGTCGGTGCTGGACGGTATCGCCGGGGTCATCGAGTCCATCGGCACCAGCGCCCGCAACGCCGGACAGGGCTTCGAGCTCGTGGCCGAAGGTATCTCCCTCATTGCGGGTCTGTCCCTGCTGGACATCGCTAAGTCTCTGGGGGCTGTGGCCGTCGGCATCGGGGAAATCTCCCTGGCCGGTGAGGGCATGGGCGTCATCGGCGAAGGCGTGCAGAGCATTGCCACCGCCATCCAAGCCCTGTCGGTGGGGCAGGTCATCCTGGCCAGCATGACCCAGTCCGGGGACATGGCGTCTCAGGCGGCGGTGGGGTACTTTACCCTGGCGGGGGCGATCCAGGAGATTGCCACGGTTTCTGCCGGTGTCTTGGCGGCTGCGGTCAGTTTGCAGAGCTTGATGTCCGCCGCAATCACGTCTAGCACAGCGATTGTCGCCCTCGGCACGGCGCTCATGACCGCCAGCGGGGCAGCTCGGAGCGCCAGCGCTGGCGTACTGTCGGTGTCGGGAGCGCTCAACGGCGTCGCCCGTTCCGGCGGCGCAGCGGTGGGAGCTGTCCGCCGGTTGGCTGGTGCAGCTCGTAACGCAGCAGCGGCCATCCATCCCATCGGGGCGGCGGCGCAGCAGGCGGCGAGTGCCCTCATCCGGAGCTTTTCCGCCGCGGCGACCAAGGCCAAAGCAGTGGGGAACGCCATCGGGAAGGGTGTCCTGACCAGCGTCCGGCAGGGGATGAAGCCGTTGCCCAAGATTGCTGACCAGGCCATGAACAGCCTGGTGGGCGCCATCAAGTCCGGCGGCAGCCGAGCCACGGCAAGTGCCCGCTCTGCGGCATCGTCCATCGTCAGCACGTTGCGGCACGCCGCACCTGGCGCCACCAGTGCTGGGCGTTACATCGGCATGGGGCTGGCCAACGGCATGGCGTCCCAGCTGGGCAGAGTGCGCAGCGTGGCGGCACAGCTGGCATCTGCGGCGGAACGTGCCATCCGTGCCAAGGCCAGGATCCACAGTCCGTCTAAGGTGTCCCAGGCGCTAGGTGAATACTGGGGCACTGGCTACGCCCTGGGCATCAGCAGCATGGTGCAGTCTACCCGCAAGGCGGCAGAACGGCTGGTGACCGTGCCCACCCTGGCGGCAGGGCCTGACCTGTCCTATCACGGCAGACTAGAGCAAGACTTTGACTACTACCGCAACGCCCAGTACACCATCCAGGTGCCGGTGACGGTGGATGGTCGGGAGTTTGCCCGCGCCACAGCCACCTACACTCAGGAGGAACTGAACAAGCGACAGACCAGAGACAGCCGCAAGCGCGGCATCCTGTAAGGAGGGCAGAAATGTATAACTTTGTGGATACCAACGGGTATGCCGAGGGCACATCTCTGCCCTCGGAAGCCCTGAAGATCAACGGGGTCTATCTCGAGAACACAGTGACCGGCTACCGTACCCTGTATGTGAAGGGGCGGGAGATGCTGGCACCGGACATCGAGACCTACGAGACCGGCGTCCGGGACGGCTCCACCCTCCAGTCCAAGCGGTTCCCCGCCCGAACCATCACGGTGGGGTATCAGCTCATTGCCTCCTCTGCCGAGGCGTTCCGGGCGGCGTTCAACGCTCTGAATGCGGCCTTAGACGTGGAGGAAGCGGAGCTGATCTTCGCGGACGAGCTGGACAAGTTCTTCATCGGCACGCCCTCCGGTCGAGGGGACGTCCCAGCGGGGCGGAACGCCATCACCGGGGAGTTTGACATCCTCTGCGTGGATCCCTTCAAGTATTCCGTGCAGGAGTACGAGGTGACACCAACCCTGGATGACGGCACCGCCTTCACCATCCAGTACAACGGCACCTATCGGAGCTATCCCACCCTGGTGGCGGAGTTTGCAGACGAGGACGACGACACCACCGGCGGCCTGACCGGCAACGGAGACTGCGGCTATGTGGCCTTTTTGAGCGATGACGCCGCCATCATCCAGCTGGGCGACCCGGACGAGCCGGACACGGAGGACTATGCCAAGTCCCAGACATTGACCAACCAGAAATTCAGCACCTACAGCGCCGCAGTGGCTTCCAAGTGGCCTATCAACGCTGGACGAACCTCCTCATCTGCCGTCACAGCCACGGGCACGGTGGTGGTGGGCAAGGACGCCGAGAGCGCCAAGCTGCTGGTGGCCAACAGCTATGGCACCGGCACCAAGTGGCATGGGCCGTCCATCACCCGCACCATCCCGGCAGACGCTTCCGGCCACGTCGGCGCAAAGAACTTCCGCCTGTCCTACAAGCAGCGGATGTGCATGGGGAAGGGGAAGAAGGACAGCAAGCAGCGGGGCGTGTTCCAGTGCCTGCTGGTCAATGTGAACGGGACAGAGCGCACCATTGTGGCGGGGCTTTCCGTCTACAAGAGCAAGACCGGCAAAAAGGCAGAACTGAAACTGTATGTGAACGGGAAGACCGTTCACACCCAGAACATCGACCTGACCTACTACAACAAGTGCTTCGGCTACAAGAAGACCATCACGGAGGTGGTCAAGAAGAAGGGCAAGCGCATCAAGAAGAAGCGCACCATCCAGCCGGTACTGACCTCTACTATCGAGAAATCCGGCAAGACGGTGACCTTTAACATTGGCGGCATCAAGAAGGCGTTCAAGGACAAGGGCATCACCAGTACCGAAGTCCATGAAATCACCTTCCTGATGGGCAAGTACGCCTCTGTCACGCCGCTGTCCTACAACGGCTTGTTTTCCGCCAAGTTCATCGCCGACGCCTGCGAGACCTTCCGAGACATCCCCAACAAGTTTTCCGCGGGGGACGTAGTGGAGGCGGACTGTGAGGACGGAGAGATTTACCTTAACGACGCCAGAGCGCCGGAGCTGGGTGCGCTGGGCAACGACTGGGAGACCTTTTACCTGGAGCCTGGAACCAACCAAATCGGCGTGGTCTGGTCGGATTGGGTGCCAGCCGGGAGCGCACCCAACTGCAAAATCCGTTATAGAGAGGTGTTTTTGTGATTATTTATTTTGCCAATCGCAGCATGGAAATCCAGGGCAGTGCCTCCACCGGCCTGCCTGGCGGGTTCACCATCGTGGAGGATACCAAGACGGAGGAGATCGAGACCGGAGTGGCCGTGTTCGAGTGCCGGGTGAAATTCGACGAGGAAAACCGCTTGCAGCTGGAGGCCATGTGCGAGGCAGGGAACTACCTGCTGCGCAGCGACGGCGACTTGAACGAGTTCTACACCATCATCGAGGTTGAAGTGGACACAAAAGAGCAGACCGTGTACCTGTACGCCGAGGACGCTGGTATGGACTTGCTCAACGAGGTCTGCCCAGCCTATGAGGCCACGGCCAACCACGACGTGGCCTGGTACATCAAGCGCTATACGGCGGACAGCGGCTTTGAGATTGGCATCAACGAGGTGCCCGACCTGGTGAAGAAGCTCAAGTTTGCGTCCGAGCAGACAGCAACAGCACGGCTGACGGAGATCGCGGAGGGATTTGGCGGCTTTGAAATCTCCTATTCCTTTGCGATTTCCGGGATGGAAGTGACCCACAAGTACATCAACATCTACCAGGAGCGCGGGAAGGACGTGGCGGATCAGCTGCGGCTGAACCAGGACATCGACCGCATCACAACCAAGAAGTCGGTGGCCAACCTGGCAACCGCCCTCTCCTGCACCGGCGGCACGCCCAAAGGCAAAAAAGACCCCATCACCTTGCAGGGCTACACCTACGATGACGGGGATTTCTTTGTGGACGGGAAGCTGCTGAAATCCCGGCAGGCAGTGGCGCAGTGGAGCCGATATGCCTGGGAGGTTGCGGATGCGTCCGACTGGCAAGGGTACCACATCCGGCAGTACACCTATGACACCACCAGCCAGGCAACCTTGTGCAGCAAGGCCGTCAAAGAGCTGAAAAAGCTCCGGCAGATGGAGGTCAACTATGAGGTGGAGATCAACAACCTGCCGGAGGGCATCCGGATCGGCGACCGCATCAACATCGTGGACGATGGCGGGGCGCTGTACCTGTCCGCCCGTATCCTGAAGCTGGAGACCTCCATCTGTGACCAGAAGCAGACCGCCACCCTGGGGGAATACCTGCTGAAGGGGAGCGGCATCTCTGCCAAGGTGGAGGAGCTGGCCGAAAAATTTGCGGCTATGGCGGACAGGACGCTGTATACCTGGATCGCCTACGCCGACGACGCCCAAGGGAACGGCGTCAGCCTGGATCCGGAAGGCAAGCCCTACCTGGGCACGGCAGTCAACCAGACGGAGGAGGCGGTGGATATCTCTGACCCATCGGTGTTTGCCTGGTCGAAGGTGCAAGGGCCGAAAGGAGAAACCGGTGAGACTGGCGCACAAGGGGCGCAAGGAGAGCAAGGTCCTCCGGGGGAACCCGGAGACACCGGCGCACAGGGTCCGCAGGGAGAACCAGGGGCGCAAGGTCCGCAAGGGGAAAAGGGAGTGGATGTGACAGTGACCTGTCGCTACTACCTGCTCCAGGCATCCAACTTGGATGCGCCAGACCAGCCTACTCTGAATCCGCCCGGCGGCAGCTGGAGCGAAACGGAACCCAGCTACACCAGTGGAAGCACTAACACCCTGTACTTTGTGGACTTGACCATCTTCTCGGACGGGACTTGGTCTTACTCTGCTGCCTCTAAATCCAGCGCTTACGAGGCAGCGAAGGAGGCGTACAACAAGGCACAGCAGGTGACGGATACGCTGAATGGGCTGACGGTAGTGGATGCCAACGGTGTGACCAAGGTCAACGGCGGGCGTATCGACACGGATGCCCTCTTTGCCCAGGACATCACTGCCACCGGCACCATCACCGGCGCCCAACTCATCGGTGCGATTTTGAGCGGGGAGAACATCAATATCGTATCAGAGCGTGTATACGACGACACGGACGAAGATGGGCTGCTGTATCAGCGGATATACACCCAAACTGTCATCAAAACAGTGCAAGAACAAAACGGGGTTGATTACCTCCTCTTGAAGCAGGCATCGGTAACAGATGATTATAACGACAATCCGCCAGTAGCGGCGAACACGCCGTATCGGACGAACGTCCAATACGGAGATGGAAGTTATATCAAACTGACGAATGACGAAATGTTTATCCATACGCCGCAACTCACAGACATCAACTACAGCACTGACCTACACCAGCTTTTCCGGCAATGTGGTATCGGATGGCACAGCGGTGGTAACCAAAAGGTTAGGGATGTGCTTTATCAACGCTGGCATAACTTTGAATGGGCCGGTCAGCAGCTGGACGACATTGTTAGACAGTAGTAAGGTGCCGGGGCCGCAAAACGGTCAACCCATCTATGCAACGCTACCATCCTGGAAGGCTCCCACTACCAATCCTGCCAGACTGCGTATCCCTGCTGACGGTGGATTACAGATCAATCGTGGCTCGGCCAATGCGTTTTGGATTAACTTGGCCTATCCCATCAACTAAGGAGACCATATGGAGAGTATCATCGTAGCGCTGATCACCGGCGGCCTGTCGCTGATCGGCGTCATCATCACCAACCGAGGCAGCGCCCGGAAGGTACAGCACCAGTTGGAGATTGCGCAGGCGGTCACAGACACCAAGATTGAGGAGCTGACCAGGGAAGTCAGGTATCACAATGGTTTCGCTGACCGAGTGCCGGTGTTGGAGGAAAAAATGAAGGTCGCCAACCACAGAATTGACGACTTGGAACGTAGAAAGGAGCATATCCATGAAGAATAAAAATTGGTGGAAAGCAGCAGGCTGGCGGGCTCTGCGCACGGTAGCCCAGACTGCCCTGGCGACCATTGGCACGACCTACGTGCTGACCGACGTAGACTGGCTGCTGGTGCTCAACACGACTGCCCTGGCGGGCATTTTGAGCGTGCTGACCAGTATCATCAAGGGCATCCCGGAAGCGGATGAGGAGGAATAAAAATGGATTTGAACAAGAAGACTGGCATGACCTTCCAAGAAGCGTGGTTTGCAATGCTCAACGGCAAAAAAGTGAAGCTGCCCTCCTGGGCAGGTTACTGGGCATTTGAGTCCAACACCATCATGATGCACTGTAAGGATGGGGCTGTGATCGACATTAGATCCACCGAAAACGTTGCCTACACGATGAGCAATGTTGCATCTAACGACTGGATGATCGCAAACGAGTAAACCGGTC